ATGAGGGCGGTCTTATGCAAGAAGGTGGCACAGTAGACCCTGTATCTGGTAATGATGTACCTGTAGGTTCTACTCAAGAAGAAGTTCGTGATGACATTCCTGCTCAATTGAGTGAGGGTGAGTTTGTTATGCCAGCAGATGTAGTGCGCTATCATGGATTAGATAAAATGATGGCACTACGTGATGAAGCAAAGATGGGTCTTCAGCGTATGGAAGCTATGGGTCAAATGGGTAATAGTGAAGAAGCTACTATTCCAGATGGTGTTCCGTTTGATATGGAAGACCTTGAGATGGAAGATGATGGATTAGAAATGGCACAGGGTGGATTAGTTAATATGGCTAATGGCGGTGCTATGCCCGGCTCTAATTTAATTTCTGGGCCACTTACTACTGGTTTTCCAGTAAGTGGGTATAATCCAATGCAAAATGCACCTAATTATCAACAGTTTCTTAATTCACCTCAATATGCTGCATTATCAAATCAATTAGGTCCACAAGTGACTGCGCCAGTACAAGTAGGTGGACAAACATATACTTTTGCAACTCCGGGCGCAGCAAATGCATATAAACAGTTTATGGGAATTACGGGTAGTTCGTCTATACCTTCATCTCTTTTACCAACAACAGGACAGCCACCAAAAGGACAAGCAGCAGCACCAATGCAAGCAGCTTCAACAGCACCTGTAGGACAAGCAGCAGCACCAATGCAAGCAGCTTCTGCTCAGTTTCAACAGCTTGGCGGTACAAAGTTTACACCAACAACACAAACAACAACAACAACACCTACCTTTCAAGAAACAATAGGTATGGGAGTTCCTTACGTAGATTATGACCCTAATGCTCCAGACGGAACAGAACAACCAGAAACTCCTGCAGAAAAAGTAGAACCACCAAAAATGCAACCAACATCTGATACAGGTGATGGTGGGGATTTTGACCCCCGAAGTGGTAGTACAGGTACAACATCTGCTGGTTCTTTATCTGAATTAGTAGGTAATTTAACAGGATTTTTAAAAGGTAGTGATGAGGATATTCCTAGAGGTAAATCTGTAGGAGATATTTTTGTATCTGCGGCTAACAAAGACCCTTCACAATTTACTTATGGTAATCCAAACCTTAGAAAAGCTACTCTGGCACAAGCTGGCTATCAATTAGGCACTATTGGTTTTGCTGGTATGGCTACAAAATTGGCTCAAGGAGTTGGTCTAATAGATTTTAGTTTAGGTGATATTAGCAATGCTGGTGCCTATGGAATGAATCAAGCATTGAACTCTATGGGTTTAACTAATAATGGTCAATTAATGAATGATGCTCAAGCTAAATTAGTTGCTTCTGCTATGGTAGCGGGTCATGGAGCAGCCCAAAAAGGAGGGGATGTTAAAGCAGCTATTAATGAAATATTAAATTCTGAAGATGCTAAAAAAACACAAGATAAAGCATATCAAGCTATTAAAACTGCGTATGCAGAAAAGGCAGGTGTAAAAGATATAGACAACTTTACGGATGCTGATTTTGCTAAAGAAATGCAAAACAAGGTAAAACGGTCTGATGTAATATTAGGTGACATTGAAACTGGTTCAATTACTGATTCAAGAGGCAAAACAAAAGGCACTAAATTAATGTCTAGGGATTTTAGTAAACCTAAAGTAAATGGTAAATATCAAAAGAAACCTACTAATGTTTATACGGGATTAGGAAAAACATTAAAAAATAATGCAACCGCTCAGAAAAAACAAGCAATGACTCTTTTAAATAAAGCAACAACAAAAGAAAGAGCTAGATATAAAAGTGAATTTAATGTAGATAAAGATGATGGTGGTTATAACCCCGGTGATACTTTTACTGGTGGCGCTGGTCTTAATGAAGGTCAAGTTTCAGAATCTGTTTTTAGTGATACAAGTAGTGATACAGGAACTAATTTTGGAGATGACTATAATCAACCTGAAGATAAAGGAACAGATTTTGGAGATAGTTATAATACACCGACAGTATTTACTGATGTTCCTACATATGGGCAAACCACAGTAGGCAATGATATGTTTGAAGGTTCTGGTAATACCAGTAGTAGTGACCCATGTTTTATAACTACAGCTATCGTAGAAAAGAAAGGTGAAGCAGATGACGGTGAAACCTTAACTAAGTTACGTAAATTTAGAAATGAATACATGGCAGACAAACAAGAAGAAGTGCAAGAATACTATGAGATTGCACCAAAAATTGTAGAAGCAATAGATGATGAAGAAGAGTGGAAATGGATTGAAGAACAAATTCAAAAAGCTGTTGACTACATAGATGAAGAAAAACATGACGATGCTTATACAACATATAAAAGCATGGTATCTACTTTGAAAGAAAAATGGTTGGTGTAATGGAAGAACAAGTATTAGAATTTTTGAGAACAAGATTTGCTCAACTTTCAGATGAAGAAAAAGATATAATTAGGTCTTTGGCTGGAACACCTGAAGGGCAAGTATTAGCTAAGATGTTTGGTCCAACTATAATGAGGGAAATAGTATTTCGTAAACCTTCAGGACCAATTAAAAGACGTGGTTTAGGTACACGATAAACACTTAATTAGTTGGCTACTCACTCCCCACACCCGACAGTGTGGCTACGGTGGCCCCAACAAAGGACTAGACAATGAACGAAACACTATTAGCAGAAGACATGAAGAGTACGCCTAAAACGGCATTTGTAAATAAACCATACACCCAAGAAGAACGTGTTAAGCGTGACGAAGAAGAACTAGAACAGCTAATGAAAGAACAGAAGGGCGAGGCAGAGACTGAACCTGATGAAGTTGAACCTACTAGCGCAGAAGAAAAAACATTTAAGAAACGTTATTCTGACCTACGCCGACATCAACAAAAACAAGCTGAAGAGTTTAAGGCTGAACTAGCGGCAATGAAAAGCCAGCTAGAAAAGGCTACCAAGAAAGAAATGAAACTGCCTACATCTGATGAAGACCTTGAACAGTGGGCAACAGACTATCCAGATGTAGCAGCTATAGTAGAAACAATTGCTATGAAAAAAGCAGCAGAACAATCTACTGCATTAGAAGAACGTGTAAAAGCAATTGATGAAATGCAGACTTCCGCTACTAAAGAAAAAGCTGAAGCAGCATTGATGCAAATGCATCCTGACTTTGATGAGATTAGAGATAGCGATGAGTTTCACGAGTGGGCAGACGAACAGCCTAAGTGGGTACAGGATGCACTCTACGACAATGACAATGATGCTAGGTCTGCTGCACGTGCAATTGATTTGTACAAAGCTGACAAAGGTATTGCAGCATCTAAGAAGTCTAAGTCTAATAAAGATGCAGCTAAGTCTGTCACAGCTAAGAACGCACGTAGCAAACCGCAAGAAGATGATACATCTAACTACATACGTGAATCTCAAGTAGACAAAATGTCTGCGCAAGAGTATGAAAAAAATTCAGATGAAATTATGGAAGCTATTCGTAGTGGTAAGTTCATCTATGATTTATCTGGTTCTGCTAGATAAAAAAGAGTTGACAAATAGTTATTTATAAGTATAACTATAGTCATGTGTAGTGTAAGCAGGTTAGCTACTTGCTTACTATACCAATCCGCAAACGACAAAAATCTTTAAGATTACCTGAATAACATGGCCTACTAAGTATATTAGTTGCAACTCTTATACAAAGTACACCCTACGTTAGACAGCCTCTGCCAAGAATTGTACTGTTTGCATCTGTAACAATCCAGAATAATAGGAGATGGATTATGGCTTTTCCAAGAGCAGCGGGTTATAACAACTTGCCTAACGGCAATTTTAGCCCGGTAATTTACTCCAAACAGGTGCAGCTTGCATTCCGCAAGGCCGCTGTTTGTGACGCGATTACGAATAATGACTACTTTGGGGAAATCGCAAACTTTGGTGATTCAGTTAAAATCATCAAGGAGCCAGAGATTACCGTCAAAGCATACGAAAGGGGTACGACTATTACTCCGCAAGACCTTGATGATGAGGACTTCACACTTACCGTTGACAAAGCTAACTACTTTGCTTTTAAAGTTGACGATATTGAAGAAGCCCATTCTCATGTGAACTTCCAATCGCTATCCAGCAATCGTGCTGCATATCGTTTGGCTGACCAGTTTGACCAAGACGTTCTTGGCTACTTGTCAGGATTCAAGCAAACTGCGCTTAACACTCGCGCAACTACCGTCAACAACATTGTTAATGGTACTAAATCAGTTTCAACTGCTGGAACAGACGAACTCCTCGCTTCAATGAAGCTAGACGGTTCTGACTTCAACGGTGGTGGTGCTGGTAATACCATTATCATTCAGGCTCGTGGTTCTGCTGCTGCTCCAACTGCAGCCGCTACTGCTAACCCGTTGACAGTGATTGCACGTATGGGCCGTCAGCTTGACCTTCAGAATGTAGATACTACAGGACGTTGGTTGGTTGTAGACCCAGTTTTCGTTGAGGTTCTCAAAGACGAAGACTCACGTTTGTTTGATGCCGATTACGGTGGAGCAGGGCTTCAGAATGGTTTGATTTTGAATAACCTACATGGCTTTAAAGTCTATGTATCTAACAACTTGCCACAAGGCGGCACTGGTCCTTCAGCGACTGGTACGCAAGCTAATAACTTTGGCATTATTGTTGGTGGTCATTCTTCAGCGGTTGCTACTGCTGACCAAATCAACAAGACTGAGACCTACCGCGACCCGGACAGCTTTGCAGATATTGTCCGTGGTATGCATTTGTATGGCAGAAAGATTCTCCGTCCAGAGGCTCTTATCAACGCCAAATACTGTCTAGCATAGGGGGATTGAAAAATGGCACTAGGTGATAACACTCTCCAAGCAGCACGTGGCAACTCGCAGCGTGGTCGCAATCCTTACATGGTTCAGATGGAATTGAACTGGGCAACAGCTTTGTCAGACAAAGG